GACCGATAGTAATAGTACAAGCTGAATCTAATGTTCCAGTATATATTATATATAAGGCTCTTCCCGCATCTGAAGCACCATCCGCTATTGTGGTTGCATGAGTATCTGCGTTTGTCGTTATAGCTTCTGTGCCAAAACCTAATGCTTCACCAAGTAATTCTAGGTTGGTGTTTGTCGAAGCACCCCATGTACCAGATTCATCCCCAGTTCCAATTTCCTTTAATCTGAGGTTGTTAACATATGTTGCCATTATGCTGCCCTTTCAATCCAATTTGCCAATTGTGTTGGCGTAATTAATCCGTAAACTTGTTCTTCTCCAGTTCCACCTGTAGCCTCAAGTCCTGTTAAAGATAACACAGAACCACCACTGATGGCAAGTGTTCCTGCCGAGATTTCCATTCCAACTAATGTAACTGCCGTATTAGAGTCTGCTGTTACTGATTCAGAGCCAAGTGCAGTTGTTCCAACAACATTTGTTACTGGTGCGCCAGTAGAAGTAAGTATAGAATAAACATCAGGAGTATTAGCTTGACCACCCATTGCACTATGAACACTACAATAATAATAGAGAGTTGGTGCTTTAGTGGCTACCGTTATCTGTGTATATGCTCCAGCATTTCCAGGTGTTCCATTTGTTGTTACACCAGTTGTGTATTCTGAACCACTATTATGTGTACCATTTGAAGTTGTGCTAAATCTTAACGGATGACCACTATTAGAACTATCGCTTTGATCGAAGTAATATGTATTGCCTTCAAAAAGTTCTTGTGTTTGTTGTTGAACGCCATCAATAAAGTATTTATTACCATCTCCAGCGTAAGCAACAGTAACAGTTTTTGTTACTGTGCTTGCTTCATAGCCACTAATAAAAATAGTACCAGAAGTACCAGTTAGAGCAACTAAATTAGAACCTACTTCTGAAGTATTACCTACAGAACCAGTGCCTGCTAATCCCGTTGCACTGAACTTCATTTGTGCATCTACAACTTCATTGCCTAAAGAAGTTGTTCCTGTAACACCAGTAACACTAAGTGAGCTGTTTCCTAGTACTGTTGATGTATTAACTTGACCAGTTGCTTGTACTCCAGCTTGTTCGAGTCTTTGACCTACATCAGCAAAAACACCTCCACCCCAGATGTGATCTCCCCAAGCAGAACTACCCCAACCAGATAAAAATCCAGTTGTAGCTTCTAATCCAGTGACACCAAAACTAATAGGAATTTTTGGTAATACGTTACCAACGGCACTCGTACCTACAACACCAGTAGGTGTTGTGATATGAATACTACTTGCAGCAACAGTTCCTACAGAGCCAGTTGCTTCTAAACCCGTTTCAATAACGAGAGAAGTACCACCAACACCTTCATTTCCAACTTGACCAGTTCCTGCAACACCAGTAACAGCAAAAGAAGTATTACCAATACCTCCCCAACCTACTGCATCCCAAGCACCTTGACCCCAACCGTTAGCCATGAAACCTCACAATTGTTCGGTTAGGCTATTCTTATAATAGCGTTTGAAGCGTCAGCAGTAGGAAATTGTATTGTAAATGTTCCAGATGTAGAAGTTTTATTTGTTGAAAAATCTAATACACATACAGCTTTATCACTGTTTGTATCATTATAAATCAACGCACCCATAGCAGTTATGGTTGCTGTAGTAAAACTTAAATCTGCAAAATCTGTAAACGCAGTAGTACCAGAAGAAGTTGGTGCAACTTTAGTCAAAGTACCACCACCTGCGGCATAACTGCCACTGTTCGCAATTTCACCAGTTGTTGTGTACGCTGTTGTAGTCGCTCCTAATGTTGCAGTAGTAGAAGATTTACCACCACCACCTTCTGCGTAAAGTGCTAATTTAAAAGCATTTCCGTTTGTTGCAAAGTTGTGTGTACCTGTCAATAACTCTGTTTTGAAGGACGTACACATTGCTTGTGCTATTGCCATATTATAATCTCCTTATAAGTTCAGCCGTTTCTTTTTGACCACCTGATAGCAAGGCTTGAATGATAGTACCACGCTCTTCGCTTCTTGCCAAGAGTAGATAATGATACATGACATTTTTAAGATGTTCTCTAAATTGATTGGCTTGTTGCCTTATGTGTGCTGGAGCTTCGTCTGATATGCTCACTATCTTATCAACGGCTAAATCTGCAATTTGTTCGTTTGTTAGACCTCCTTTATCAGATGTCATAATATTAACAGTTCCAGCTTGTGATATTCCTACATTAAACATTTATTTCTCCTCATAACTAATACCAGGTATATCGTCTCTACCAATTAGATTAGGCTTTGAGTCCAATGGTTCTGGTGGTTCTAATTTTGATTTCTTTGTTATTAACATACTACCTTGTGTTGTTGTAGAAACAAGAGGATCTTCAAGTCTATGATAACCATAGAGTTTTTCATCATCTGGCACATTCATATCAAGCAAAGATGAGCTATTTGCTATATGTATTTTAATTTTTTTTGAAATCGCTATTGCTAACCAAAACTCACAACAAGCTCTACCTGCCTCTGCAAAGTTAATTGCTTTATGTGTAAAATCTATTCCGTACAAGTGTAAATCAGACACATTTTGAAAAACAGCATAGCCTAAAGCATAAGAAACTGTATTGTTGAAATAAGCATATCCAGTTTTTTGAATAACTTGTTGTAAAGGAAACTCTACAACATCTGGACATCTTTTATCTAAACAACAAGAAAAAATAGGTATATCTTTTTTTTCTTTTAATCTTTCTTGCATAATATCTGTTTGTTTTCCTGCATTTGGTGTATCAAGAAATCTTGAGGGCGGGTCCATCATAAAACATTTATCATGGTAAATTACACCAGACATTGAGTTTATCGCCCAAACTTCATCAAATTTTTCACTACGAATTTTCGCTAGTATGTATTCAGAAAAGCTATTGCCTAGCGCAACAATAGCAACACTTTTGTTTCCCATTTATCTACCTTTTATTGTTTTGGAACTCTGACTAAACCCTCTCTAAAAGCATCAGTGTTTTCAAACGCTTCTCCATAAATCTTCAATCGGCTGATGGCTTCTGTAAATCTTGCAGTATATAATTGTATTAGATCTGTTTCACCTTTCATAAAGGTGTAAGCCTCTACAAGACAAGCATACAATAAAGCATCTGGTGCGTTTGTGCCTATCCAAGTAGTTCCAGAATCATCAGTTGTTATTGATGCAGGTCTATAAAAGTAATGTAATTCCACTGCATAACTAGAATCTGGCGTAGGTGCTACTATAAAATTATCTATATCAAAAGATGAATAAAATCTTGGGCTTCCTGTAGTGCTTGGATTAGGATTAAATTCTTGTATATAATTTACATCTTTTTGCAATAAAAAAACATTTTGGCTACTTGCATTTACATAAGATAAGGAAAAAGAGGCTAAGTAATCTGAAGGCTTTTGTAGAAATTGATTACTGCTACTCATTGAACCAGTTACGTTTTTTCTAAAATAATCTAAATCAACTACTTTAAATATTCTTTCTTCTGCATTTCTTATAAAAAAAGGTATTTCTGCGACAAATGTAGATTCATCGTTTTGAGTCCATTCTTGAATTGATGCAGTTAAAGTTGTTAAAGTAAAACTCATGTTACACTCACTGTTACCGTACCTACACTTGCAGTCGCACTAAAAGTTGTTAATAAACTTCCTAAATTTCCTAAACCTTGATTAGTGTAAACTATAAAAGCCTTATTGTCATCTTTAACGTCTGGTCTAGCATTTCTTATAGCTTCTGGATCTGCTGAAACTCTTGGAGGAGTTAATTGAGGATGTTTTTCTTCATATTCATCTTTGCCAACTAAAGAACCATTCCATTCTTTACGCATGTCTTTAATTCTATATCTAAATCCAGAACGATCTGACAATCCAAAAGCATGTTTACCAGATGCAAAAGCTCCCATTATCCCACCTTATAATAATTAAGTTGAGGACTTACAGTAAATGAAGACCTATCTCTATCTTCACCCATAGCTCTTTCAAACTCTTCTTCATAAACGCTTTTCAATAATTGAATTCTGTCTGGCGCTCTTTTCATAGCAATATAATATGCGAGTCCAGCCGTTAAACAAGGATAAAATCTAAATGGTATTTCCATTGTGTTTGTCACACCATCAGCATCTTGTATTCTAGTCAAAGCATCATATACAATTGTGTCTGTACTGTTTTCTGGTGCGGGCCAAATCTTTAAATTAGGTGTGATTTGTCTATCTAAAAAAAATTGTGTTGGTCTACCTGTTGTTGTCTTAGTTGGTATCGCTAAATAATTATCTCTGCTTATACGAGTCATGCTAAAATCAGTTGTACTTCTTCTTACGACTGCTGAAAGTATATCAATCACATCTGTTTCTAAAGAATAATCTGAATCGTTAGCAGTTAAAGTTTGAGTTCTTTGTTCTATAGTCCATTGATTTAATCCTCTATTAGCCCATTCTGCTAACATAATATTCATAGACCTTTTGGCAGTTTGAAGATCATAGCCAGTACGAGCTTCTAACCCACATCTTTCAAATGCTTCTTCAATATATTCAGCTACGTCTATTTCAAAGTTTGTAGAGCTAGATGTTGTCATTTCTTTTTTCTCCTAAGAGATTTAACTCTTCTAGGTTTACCTGCTGGTTGT